CTAGTGAGGCCGCCTCGATATCACGGTTGATCCATCGCTGGGTCATCTGTAATGGTGAGGAAGAGACCGTTCGTCGTTTAAAACAATTGAAGGATTGCTACCTTCATCACCTCGTGGGCCAAACAGTCCACTTGGATTGGTTTAAACAATCGAAGGACGGGGCACCCAAAGGACCGTTTCGGGTCCTATGGAAGTTTGGACGGAAACACCTGTTTAAGGTGTGGAATGCGATTATGTCGTATTCCTCTTTCACTTATCTTGGTGATAAGATCCGTATGACCCCCCGCCAGTATGCGAAGTTCATTACCTCCGTTAATCGGAAGAAAGTGAACCAAGAATACAACGGCACTATGGAAGTGTTGATTAACAACTTCACTTCGGCTTTCACGCCACTGTTCCCGTTTAAAGCGGAAACAGGGGCCCCGGTTGCATTCCTCAAGACGTCGCCCTCAAGGCGTGCGCCTAACCCGCAAGGGTATATGAAGAATTCACCGGAGGAGGAGACGCTGGTATCATCGATAGGTGTATTAGCTCTCCGACCCAAGTTCACCAGGAAGCACATGCGGATTTATTCGGGTGTGCTGTCTGGATTTGAGGATACATGGACAGGTTTTGCCTGGACCATGGATAACTCAACTGATATGCCCCTTTCCGGAAGGATTGGGATCATACAGGAACCAGGTTATAAGGCGCGAACCGTAGCGAACCCTTATAGGGTTCACCAGGCAGCTATGCTCCCTTTGAAGGAGTACCTGTTTGGATTGCTTCGCCAGCTTCCTAATGATTATGTATATAATCAGGAAGCCGGTCTGATGTTTGTCCAGGAACAGCTGAAACAGGGTAAAACCTGCTACAGCATTGACCTGTCCAATGCGTCAGATAACCTACCTTTGCAGTATCAGAAGGTTCTTCTCTCAAAATTGGGTATTCCCCAATATTGGATTGATGCCTTCTCCGACATATCAAGTGGCGATTGGGAGCTTCCTCCCCAATGGGTTCCGAAAGAATCCGACACCATGAGGTATGTTAAGCCTGAAGATGTCCGAGAAGAAGGGTTATACCCTTACAACTCGGAGAGATTCTTACGGTGGAGTGTTGGCCAACCCCTCGGGCTTGGTCCGTCATTTCCCAGTGCTTTTCTGCTACATCACGC